CAGGTAAAGAACCAGAACAGTATATCATTAAAGATATTAACATTAACTTTCAAAACTTAACTAGCACTGCTGTAGCGTCTACTGATACCTACGTCAATCATCCACAAGTTGGTGGCCCTAGCGGTAGCTATTCACAATCGTCCGCACCATACAGCGGTGGTACACGTTTTAGTCATGCGCAAAACGAAGCATGTATTGATGCTGAACATGTAGTACACATTAGTCTAACAGAAGGACTAGATGTAAACTGGCCGTTTGGTAACAGTATTTTAGAAAGTATCTTTAAGATCTTTAAACAAAAAGAACTATTAGAAGACGCTATTATTATCTATCGTATACAACGTGCTCCTGAGCGCCGTATATTTAAAATTGACGTGGGTAATATGCCAACACACATGGCCATGGCCTTTGTTGATCGTATTAAAAACGAAATTCACCAACGTCGTATTCCTACACAAAGTGGTGGTGGTAAGAACATGATGGATGCTACATACAATCCATTAAGTACTAACGAAGATTACTTCTTCCCGGTGACAGCAGACGGTCGTGGATCTGATGTAACTACCTTAGCCGGTGGTAGTAATTTGGGTGAGATCACAGACTTACGTTTCTTTACTAATAAACTATTCCGCGGTCTACGTATTCCTAGTAGCTATTTGCCACAGGGCGACGAAGATGGTAGCCAATCATATAACGATGGTCGCACTACCACTGCGTTAATACAAGAATGGCGCTTTAATCAATACTGTAAACGACTACAAAGCCTAATTGTTGATAAATTAGACAATGAATTTAAAATGTTCATGCGCTGGAGAGGCATTAACATTGATGGTCAGCTATTTGAACTACGTTTTAACGAGCCACAAAACTTTGCCAAGTATCGTCAAAGCGAGATTGATGCTGTGCGCATTGGTGCTTATACAGCATTAGAACAGATTCCTTATCTAAGCAAACGTTTCTTACTAGAACGTTACTTAGATCTAAGTGAAGAAGAAGTACAACGTAACAACGAACTATGGAAAGAAGAAAATCAAACAGCTGATGATGCTGCCGCAACAGAAGCAGGATTGCGAGCAGTGGGTGTAACCACAGCAGGCATACAGCAAGACTTAGAAAACTTAGAACCAGTAGTAGAGCCAGGTCAAACACCTGGTGGTGAAACTGCTCCAGGTGTGTCAACTCAAGGTCAAGCAAGTCCTACTCCAGGTGGAACACAGTCTCCACCAGCCGGTCTTTAGGCATTTTGGTAAATAACGTTATGAACCTACTAGAAATGTTTGAAGATTTGCCCGGCCATCGTACTGAAAAGGACGATAGTACTGCTTTGAAATTAAGCGATGTCCGCAAGACTCGCGTTACCTTAAAGCAGTTAAATCGCCTGCGTATTATGAATGATGTTCGTAAATTAGAGCATGAACAAGACCTAGAGCAAGTCCGTACCCAATTCAAAGCCCCAGTAGAATCCCAAGAATCCTTTTAATTATCTCTCATTTTGACTCAAAAAACACCCATTTAACCATAGTTTTGAAATAACAAAGTAAATATATAAACATAATTCATTTAATGCGAGGCATAAGGCCTTACATATTTTTAACACAGGAGTTCATTCATGAACAAATACGAACAGTTAATTGAACATATCATTAACGACAATACAGACAAAGCCCGTGAACTATTCCACAACATCGTTGTAGAAAAATCACGCGATATCTATGAGTCATTGATTGACGAACAAGATTTAGAAGAAGTTGGTGGCAATCAAGTTGCTGACTTAGTTGACGAAATTGAAGTTGACGAACAAGGTATCAGCGAAGAAGACGAAGAAGTTTCTGATTTTGACCTAGGTGGCGACGCTGAAGGTGCTGAAGATGAGTTTGGCGGCGAAGAAGCTGGCGACGAAAGCGTTGAAGATCGTGTTATGGATCTTGAAGATGCGTTAGACGAACTTAAAGCAGAATTCGATGCGTTAATGGCTGGCGAATCAGGTGAAGAAGAACACGGTGACATGATGGGCGGCGAAGAAGAATTTGGCGCCGAAGAAGAACAATCAGAATTCTTTGAAGCTGAAGAATGTGCTGAAGAGGAAGAGGAAGACGAAGAAGAGTTAGATGAAACTATTGTACGTGAATACGTAGAAAAAGTTGCTGCTCCTTCTAACAAAACTGAAGGTGGTGAAGTTGGCAAAGGCGGTTCAGCTAATGTTAACAAACAATCTACTGTAGCTAAAGCTAATAACATGGGCGGCACAAGTGCTAACATCGTAAAAGGTGGTACAGCAACTGGCGGCACAGTTAAAAAACCAACTGTAGACAACGCTGGTAACATTAATGTTCCAGGCGGTAAAGCAGGTAATACTTTTGCTAAAAAACAATCTGCTAAAACAGGCGAAGGCCAAACAACTGCTGGTACAGCAGGTGCGGTAAACGCAAAAAGCCCGTTAGCAAAATAATTTAGGAAACTAAAATGGCATTATATCTTAAAGAGAACTTAACATTTGATGCTGCCCGCATGGAAGTCTTATTTGAAGACCAAGCGGACGGTAAGGGTGGTAAGAATCTTTACATGAAAGGTATATGTATTCAAGGTGGCGTAAAGAACCACAATGAGCGTGTATACCCAGTAAATGAGATTGCCAAAGCCGTTTCTACTCTTAATGAACAAGTCACTGGTGGCTACAGCGTTTTAGGCGAAGTAGACCACCCAGATGATTTGAAAATTAACCTAGATCGTGTAAGCCATATGATCACAGAAATGTGGATGGATGGCCCTAACGGCTACGGTAAGTTAAAGATTTTACCAACTCCAATGGGTCAATTAGTTAAGACTATGTTGGAAAGTGGTGTTAAACTAGGCGTATCTAGTCGCGGTAGCGGTAACGTTAACGAGTCAGATGGCAAAGTCAGTGATTTTGAAATAGTCACTGTAGATGTAGTTGCGCAACCAAGCGCACCTAATGCGTATCCAACAGCGATTTACGAAGGACTGATGAATATGCGTGGTGGTGCTAAGGCATTCGAAATGGCGAGAGAAGCCAGCGCAGATCAAAAAGTACAGAAGTATTTGAAAGAGCAAGTTACTCGCTTAATCAAAGATCTAAAAATTAAATAGGAGATCACAATGTTAGACGCTATCAAACCATTGTTAGATTCTGGTATCATTAATGAGTCAACTCAAGCTGCTATTAACGAAGCTTGGGAAACACAAATTAATGAGGCTCGTGAAACTGTTCGTGCTGAATTGCGCGAAGAATTTGCGACACGCTATGAACATGACAAAAGTGTAATGGTTGAAGCTCTAGACAAAATGGTTACTGAATCACTTACCGCTGAACTTAAAGAGTTCGCCGATGAGAAACAAGCTCTAGCAGAAGACCGCGTGAAATTTAAAACTCACATGGTTGAAAGCGCAGGCAAGTTTAATGACTTTATGGTTAAAAAACTAGCTGAAGAGATCCAAGAGTTGCGTGGTGATCGCAAAGTTCAACAAGAGAGCATTGCTCGTCTTGAGAAATTTGTAATCAAAGCGTTAGCTGAAGAAATCAAAGAGTTTGAGCAAGACAAGAAAGCTGTAGTTGAAACAAAAGTTAAATTAGTAGCAGAAGCTAAAGATAAATTAGCAGCTCTACAAACATCGTTTGTTAAACGCAGTGCTAGTCTTGTAAAAGAAGCAGTAGCAAAAAATCTAGGCTCAGAACTAGCTCAACTAAAAGAAGATATCCAAGCTGCTCGCGAGAACATGTTTGGTCGTCGCCTATTCGAAGCATTTGCTAGTGAATTTGCTGTTACTCACTTAAATGAGAACAAAGAGTTTGCTAAACTTCAAGCACAATTAGCAACGAAAGACGCTATGTTTGCCGAAAGTCAACAAGCACTTGCCGAAAAAGAAGCTTTAGTTGAATCTAAAGAAAGAGAAGTGAAAGTAATCACAGAGAGTGTAAACCGTAAGGACAAACTATCTGAATTGCTAAAACCACTGAATAAAGAGAAAGCAGACATAATGTCTAGCTTACTTGAGGGTGTGCAAACTGAAAGACTTCAGAATGCATATGAAAAGTATCTACCAGCAGTTCTAAACAACGCATCATCACAAGCAAAGGTTGCAAAACCTGTGCTAGCTGAAAGCCGTGTAGAAGTAACTGGTGATAAATCTGCTAAACCCGACGCCGATGTCAACAACAACGTTGTTGAACTAAGACGTTTAGCAGGGCTAAAGTAGTAAAAACTTTTAATTAAAGGAAAATATAGAAATGACAACCCAACTATTAGAAGGCCGTTGGAACGAGACCAAAGACGCCCTGTTAGAAGGTCTACAAGGCTCACGCCGCACAACAATGGCTGTAATTTTAGAAAACACAAAGAAACACTTGGTTGAGAACGCTTCAGCTGGTGCAACTGCGTCTACAAACGTAGCTACACTAAATCGCGTAATTCTTCCAGTAATCCGTCGTGTAATGCCAACAGTTATCGCTAACGAAATCGTTGG